AGTGGTGACAGTGCTCGTGAGGCCCTTCAGTGATTTGCTTATATCGCCAGCATTAAGACCACCAAGATTCTTGGCGAATACTTTTGCCTTATCAGATGCCTCTTCAAAGTCGAGTGACATCAATGAGTCCTGGATGCCGCCAAATGAGTTTTTTATCTGCTCGAATTTTGACCCTGAGGCGAACACATTCACAGCATCATTGGCATCCTTTATTCTATCCGCTACCTTACCAGCTTGGGCAGCGAGTGCGGCCATTTGCTCTGGGTCAGATGCTTCAGCAATGGCTGCCTTGAGTGAGCGGAGCTCTGCCTTCAGTGATTGAACACCGGAGAGCTTGAGAGGAATTTCTATTTCATTACTCATATATGCGGACTTCGAGAGGTGAGTTTAATAATTTTGAATCATCATGCTGGTGACCACTATTTCGGCACGTTATGACCACGATGTCACCATCGCTGTTGACGTAGGCAGAAGCTTGATAGTCATGCTCTACATTGCCAATAATCACGAAAGTGTTTAGAGAGTCGAATGGTGTGGTCGGTGTTCCTTTGTATTCACCAACTGCTGTACGACTCCAGGTGATTGCTCCGATGTTATCAGCCAATACCACTGCGCTTGGTGCAGCAGTGCCGCTCTGCGTTAGTAAGGCCACATAAGTTTGACCCACAGCAGCAGCTCCGTTGATGCGTGGTGTGATGATACCATCCTCCTGGAGTGTTCTGTTGTCACCGATGACCACGCCTCTGAGACCATCACCGATGTTGTTGCCCTCACCACGCACGATGACGTCATCACCTGATAGGTTGACATTTGCCTCTGTTGATCGTGTGACTAAATTGGTGGAATGAGTTGTCGCTGTGATTGGTGGTGATGTGGGTGTGCCCGGATTCGTTACGAATGGAGCAAGCTCAATCTCGCTGTCGATGCTGATGAGCTCCACCTTGGTTGGCACCTCTGCATTGGCATCATAGTCGATGACCTTGTTGATGTTCCACCATGAGTTGTCGATTCGGATTTTGTCATTGAGCTTCAGCGTTTGGATATCTGCCTCGGTCAAATGGAAGTAAGCCACCAACATCTTGCCTACATTTATCTGGTTGACTGTTCTGCGCCAGTACAGATTGTAGAGGTTGTTGGCAGTCAGTGTGCTCGGTGTGTAAAAATAATAATCGCACGTTGCGAAGTTGATATCGAAGGTTGGCGTGAGCGCATCATCAAAGTGGCCAATCATCGGATAGGTTGTCAGTCCGAGTGTGCCCGTGGTGCCGTACTCAATCAAGTCCCAGGTGCCGCAAGTCTGCTCGCCACCATCATATAAGATGCGGATGTTGGTCTTGGGTGCCTCACCATTCAGTGATGGCACATAAGCATCGAATGAAGTGGCAACCACTGGAGTCGGTGAGAAGATGAGTTCCTTGGTATCGGTGTCCTTCACATACTCATTGTCAAAGGTGTACTCAAGCTGCCCATAAATCTCATCGGTCATCTGTGTGTATACAACATTGGGTGAGTCAGTGTCGGCCTTGTATGTTAGCTTGAGTTTCTTGGCTGATAGGTCTGGAAGGAATATGAGATTCTGCTCCCGGTCCTTCATGAGTTTCTCAGACCAATCCTTCTCTGCTCCGCTGTCATAGTATTCATCACGGTGGCGAAGGACAATGTTGTTGGGTTGGTCCACATCGGTGTCAGCGAAGAGATTGTACATCTGGAAGATGGACTTCACAAAGTCGCTCTGCTTGATTTTGAGCGGCACATATTGGTTGATGTCCAGGATACCACCAATCACTTGGATGTTGGCAGTTGGAAGGATGCGCACTCTCAGGCTGTTGACCTTGAATACTGAGTATACTGGGTCAGGTGCTGGTGTGTATGGGAATACTGTATTCGTGAACCATGCAGTGAATGTCTGCTGTACTCCGATTTGAATCTTGATATCATCGGCAGCAAGAATCTGTTGAGAGCCAGATGCGTTCTGCATTGCAATTACTCCACCCGTTTTGATGCCTGCTGCTGCTGGTGAGAAGTTGTGTATACCTGGAGCAAGTGTGAATTGATTGGCAATGTTTTGGAATGGTGCCACATTTGATACCTGGTCTTGATATCCTTCCACGCTCACAGCTATTCTCGGCCTTGCAGAATATCCATTGTACATATTGTACACATTCACGCTGTTGGTGTTGTCAACATAGAACTCATAATTGACCTCATACTCCACGGTGTATCCTTCACCAGCTGCCGAGCTCGTGGTGATTGGCACGGTGTAGACTCCAGTGCTCGGATTGAATGAGCCTTGCACGTCAGTGATTTCAGTCCATCCGGTGACGTTGTCATAAGAGCCGAATGAGTTTGTGAGTGTCTCTTGCTGAATGCCATTGATGGTTGCCTCCACCAAATAGTCAGCTGTGTCAAATGTGTTGCTATCTCCATTGTATGGGATGAGCAGCTTATCAAAGCGAGCAGCAGCCAGGTCACTCCACTCGTATTGAAAGCCAGCATTCGAGAAGATACGATCAAGGTAAGTTTTCGCATAGATGGCTGGCTTCATCTGACGCACGTTGTATATGTTGTCAGAATCATACGGCAGCACATACTTGAAGCCATCAGCGACAGTGTTGTCAAATGTGGCCACAATGTCAGCCGATGTGAAGATGTGGTTGAGGTCAGTGAAGTCCAGAGCAGTGAGTTCCTGGTTGGCTATCGCTGTAAAGAATTCGACCCTCGTATCTTTGATGAGGACCTCATACTCGACAGCTTGCTCATACGCATCTGTCTGCTGATTCTTGTTGACTGAGAGCAGCTGAAGCAGCGCATCCTCCATGATTGGCACGTTGTTCTGAATGACGCTGCACTTGGTCAGTGCGTTGATGTCAAAGGTGCCAGCCTGGATGTTGACATCATAGTAGTGGTTGAGCAGCTCGTTGTTGTTCTTGCTACCAACCAAAGTGATGGTCTTGGAGAACGCTCCGCTGCGCTTGGTGAGGTCACGAATGTCCCCGACTGCAAAGTTCAAAGGAAAGACAGTGCCCTCCTTTACATCAAGGAATCCGTTCTCAAGTTGTATTCTAACCATTTATGTTGTCCTGGTTTGCGAGGCGCACGCTGATTGATTGGCGCATCAGATTCTTATTGCGTTGGTTGAGCATCTCGTATGCGTTGTTCTCCACGATGCATGGCTGATAAGCTGTGGACTCAGGAATGTGTATCGGACAACCATCCTCATCGATGAGCGGAATGCCATCTTCAGTTGTGACGTAGGTGACAATCTTGAGGAAAGTCTGTGGCGATGTGACCAGCTCCTCGAAGTATGTCGCCATGTTCTGAGTCATCCAGTTGGTGTTGAGCTCCACTCTCTTGATGAGATTTAAGTTGAATGTGTTGAAGCCAAACTCCTCGGTTTTGTAGGTCCACTCATCTGATGCGTTGACATAGCCAGTGACATCCTTGTTGTACATATCTCTGCTGATTTCTCCACGCTCATAGTTTTTCAGCTGGAAGGCGAATGAACTCCAAGAACCTAATCGGTCAAGGAAGAGCACATGATACTCTGAGATGAGCACTCGACGGTCTAAATAGATTCTGTACTTGACCGAATCTTGCAGTGGCAGTGTGGTGCCGTTGCCGAAGTACACATCGTACCACTCGGTGTTGTTGTCGATGAGGTCACCAGTGCCAACCAATATGCCATAGTTGTTTGGGCCAACCGGCACCTGGAGGATGTCATCGCTTGATGTTGGCACCTTGTAGAATGATGCACCGTTGCTGTTGTCAAAAATGATGCGGTCAGTGCCCTTTGGGTTTTGTAAATTGAGATACAAGTCTTGGCCCAGGGTGCAGTGGAAGTTCGCTGTCGGCTGATTGGTCAACCATTGCTTGGTGACTCCGTTGAGCTTGAAGTCATCTTTGTCATATACGGACCAATCAATCCATCTGAAGGCTCCGTTGAACACACTGTTGCCATTCAGCTCAGTGATATCACGCACGATGGTCTTGCGCTTGTCAGCGTAGCTCACCGAGCCATTGATTGTAGCGTCAGTGATCGTGGACCAGTTGACGTTCACCACGAATACTGAGCCCGTTGCGCTGACCACGGTGTGCAGTCCTTCGAGCTGTGGGTTGGCCACTCCAGCATCAGCTTGTGTGATGATGACTTGGTCACCTGGTGCGAATGAGTTTGCCACGTTTATCTGTACGCTGCCACTTGCATTCGTGAGGCTGCTCGTGTAGGCCACCTCGGTGACATACTCCTCACCGATGTTGACGTCAAAGTTGTAGTATGAATTCGGTGCGCCATAGCTTGAGGTGAGCTCGGTGTTCAGGTCCCAGGATACTTTGCTCTGCAGCAGCTTGGATAAGTCCTCCTCACCATAGCCCGTGCCGAATGTTGGAAGCACTTTGTACTCGGCAATCTTGGTTGCAGTGCCAGCCTCATACACATCAAAGATATATCGAAAGCCAGCCAAGTTTTTGTTGGTGGAATCGATGATGAACTTCAGTGGGTTGTATGCCGGACTAAACGTCTGCGGCCTCGCTATGGTTGTCTGAGCCATTCTCTTTGAGTTTCTCTATGAACTGCAATAACGGCAGACCATACTTGGTTGGCAATTCATTGGCGAATTCCACCAATGCCTTCACATTCTCTTCAGTCAGCTGAATCATAATCTTAAATTAAAGTTACTCCGATTGCTTGAGCAACGACCTGATTAACGTAGTTGTTGTCAGTACCCCAAGCTGCGAACTCATCTTCGGTTAAGGTGTAGTTACCTTGCGAAAGTTGGAGTCCGTCTTCAGTTAGCAACTGCCAGTACGTTGTGCAAGTCGTTGCTTCAGTTGTAAAGTTAAGAACTAAAACGGACATTTGCGTTGCCGTTCCTGCGTTAAGTGGGTAGACAATCGGCTCGATTGCTACTCCTTGTGTTGGTTGTGTTGTCATATTTTTAGTTAATTAGTAAAATGCGTTCCAAGTTGTTCCGTTGTATCCGTAGTGTTTATTGTCCGTGTTATCGTAGACAACCAATCCTGCGGCAGGTGAAGCTATTGCGTTGCGTTGCGTTGTGGTCATTCGTGGGGGTAGGAAGCCTTTGGTTGTTGAATCAGCTTGAAGTATTGCTGATGCATTAGACGATGTTCCACCAAAAATTGCCGAACCATTTAATGACACGAAAAAATTAGTTCCGTATAAAATATTTTGACACCACATATTTGCGGTGCTGATTAAGTTTGTTCCTTGAATATTTCCACCTGCAGTAATTGTAGTTGTTGTAGTTACTGCACCTGATATTCTAGCAGTACCATTAACGTCAAGTTTGTATCCCGCGTCTGTGGTGGTGCCTATTAAGACGTTGCCCGTTGAGCCAACTAATCTCATTCGCTCGGTTGTATTTGTTCCAATAGCTAAATACGCCGTGTTATGTAAAATAATACCTAAAGCTGCTTTTTGAAAAGATGTTATTTCTGCGCTATTTGCAGGAAGTCCCATACTACCCGTTGTGGCATTTCCTCTAGAAGTAAACAACAAACCATCAGTACCATTCAAGATATTTAGAAAATTATTTTGTGCAACTAAAGATGTTAAATTAACAGTCAAAGCTGAAGCCGTTGTTTTGGCAATAGTAAAATTATCCTGCACCCTCGCAGTACCATTGACGTCTAACTTGAAGCCTGCGTCGGTTGTTGTTCCTATGAGGATATTTCCGCCTAAAGGATTTAAAGCAAAAGTGTTAAATGCTCCTGCACCTGCATTTAGTGCTTGTAAACTTGGTAAATTAGCGTTTTCAATTCTTACTGTTAAACTTGCATTCGTGTTTAGCGTTGCGCCACTATTAAAGGATGCCAAGTAACCCGCTGAAGTATTTCTATAAACTTGAAAAGTTTGAGAAGGACTTGAAGTACCAATGCCCAAACGTCCATTCGTATTATCCCAAAACAAGTTAGCACTTTCCTGAAGCACGTTGCCCGTACCCTCAAACAATACACGTCCTATTGTACCCGAAGCAATCGGTGTAGTGCCTATGGTTAAGCCTGACGGCGGTAACGGTATCGCGTCGATGAGTTCTTGACCCGTGATTGATCGTGTGACGTAGCTTCCACTCTCCAGCGTGGATACCTCGATGAGGTCGGTTGCTTCCAGGTCGGCTCCCTTCGGAGTCATCTGGGATATCTTCTGAGTTCTAAATGCCATGCTTATATTGCAGAAAGTGAGCCAAATGTTTAGAAGGCGAAGTATGAGTCATCCGTATAGTACTCCTGGCGTATGTGCGTGGCAGCGTAGCGGATGGCATCCATGGCATCATCGAAGAGCTTCACGGGTGTATCATCGATGAAGTCACCAATCTTTTTCCACTTGTAGTTCTCATATTCCTTCTTGATGCGTGGGTCATCCTCACAGATTACTCCGAAGGTCTTGATGTTGTCGATGCCCTTCTTGACCACCTTGTTTGCGTTCTGCACATCATAGCCAGCGTTATTCATCTCAGCTATAATCTCGGGCCGTGCGTAGTCAGCCACGATGGTGACGTGCTTCTCGATATTGAGGTTGCCGAGCCTATCGATGAGGTTGGTGGTGGTCAGGTAGCTCTCATAGATGACTGGCTCGATGTAGATGTCATTGTCGCAGTAGTAGACCCTGATGAGGGCAGTCGGGTGATTGTATCCAAAGTCAAGGCCATATACAAAGTTCACAAACCTTGCCGGG